CATCAGCACATGGTGCTGGCGAGCCAGTAGTACCCGTTGTAACAGCAACAGATTTGGAAGAGGCAAACCAAGCCGCATCTCAAACAATTGGACAAATCCAGTCTTCGGGTGACCTGCTCATCGGAAGTGGGCAGAACCAAATGTCTCGATTGCCGATTGGCTCCGAGGGGCAAATTGTTGCGGTAAAAAACGGTGTCGTTACGTGGACTCAGAACATTGGACCACAGGGTTACCAGGGAAACCAGGGAGTCCAGGGAGTTCAGGGAGTTCAGGGCGTTCAGGGAACACAGGGCTTGCAGGGCGTCATCGGGCAACAAGGCGTCCAGGGGGCAACGGGTTTAACTGGTCAGCAGGGTCCGCAAGGTCTCCAAGGAACACAGGGCGTTCAGGGAACGCAGGGATTGACGGGTGTTACCGGCGCCCAAGGCACGCAAGGCACGCAAGGCACGCAAGGTCACCAAGGCTTTCAGGGCTATCAGGGGGCAACGGGTCCACAAGGCTCGCAGGGAGTAACCGGCTCACAGGGTGCTCAGGGCACACAGGGCTTTACGGGCGTAACAGGTCCGCAGGGTACCCAGGGAGCAACTGGAGCAACCGGCTCGCAAGGTCCCCAGGGAACAACTGGAACGCAAGGTCCCCAGGGAAATCAGGGGTTCACCGGACCTCAGGGGAGTCAGGGTAGCCAAGGCGTTCAGGGCTCGCAGGGCAATCAAGGATTCCAGGGTTACCAGGGGTCCACTGGTGCCCAAGGCACGACTGGCTCACAGGGTTCGACCGGCTCAACCGGTTCGCAGGGTTCACAGGGTTCACAGGGCGCACAAGGATTCCAGGGCTATCAAGGCAACCAGGGTGTCCAGGGTGTAACTGGTGACCAGTACCAAACATCAAGTTCCTCGTCGATGACCCTCGCTACCGGTGCTCTTTCCTTCACCATCGGTACGGGTCTCGCCTATACGCTTAACCAAAGCATCGTTATCTCATACGATACGACGCACTTCATGCACGCAACGGTCAACACATACAATCACTCGACCGGGGCGATGACCGCAACAGCAACCGACTTTACCGGCTCTGGTACATTCACCTCATGGACCGTCAATCTCGACGGCGCAACTGGTGTACAGGGATATCAGGGGTTCCAGGGCGTAACAGGTGCTACCGGCTCACAGGGCAACCAAGGATTCCAAGGTTCGCAGGGTTCGACTGGTTCGACTGGCTCACAAGGTTCTCAGGGCGTTCAAGGCACGCAGGGCTACCAAGGCACAACTGGTCCACAGGGATATCAAGGTAATCAGGGGACGCAGGGTTTTCAAGGAGCCACTGGCTCAACTGGGTCGCAAGGCAACCAGGGCTTTCAAGGCTTTCAGGGCGTCCAAGGAAATCAGGGCTACCAGGGCAATCAGGGCAATCAAGGCAATCAGGGTAACCGTGGAACCGAGTGGTTCGAGGGGACGAGCAACCCACTGTCAACAATTCCCGGAATCCAGAATGGCGATTTTTACCTCAAGACAACCGACGGTTCTGTTTGGCAGTACAACTCCAGTAACTCAACGTGGTACGGGATTGGGAACATAACGGGACCGCAGGGCTTCCAGGGATTCCAGGGAAACCAGGGATTCCAGGGTTTTCAGGGCTTCCAGGGTCTTCAGGGTGTCCAAGGTTCCCAGGGCTACCAGGGTCCCCAGGGTAACCAAGGCTTCCAAGGCAACCAAGGCGTAACTGGCTCGCAGGGCTCTACCGGCACGCAGGGATATCAGGGCTCGCAGGGTGTCCAGGGCTATCAAGGGAACCAGGGTTATCAGGGGTTCCAAGGACCACAGGGACCACAGGGTTCGTCCGCCTATACCCAAATCTTCCACGACCCTTCTGTATCCATAACGGTTGGGGGCACATACGGATTTGGGGCGGTTGACGCTTCGGCTTTTATATCCCGGCAAACAGTTTTGATTTGGCAAGATGGGTCTAACTACGCCTTTGGAAATGTCGATTCAATCGACGATGCAACCGGGTACTTGGGTCAAGGTACAACAGTTGTAAACGTCTACATAATTAGCATTTACGGAACACTGACATCCGAGTACCTATGGTTGTACCTTTCTGGTGAACAGGGACCTCAGGGCTATCAAGGAAATCAAGGTCCTGGCTTTTTCTACACTGGAGGATGGCAGAGTACTACTGCTTATGTGATAGGTGATACTGTCTCATACAACGGCTCGTCTTACTTCGCCTCGCAAGCATCCACAAACAAAGAGCCCGACACGAATCCGTCATACTGGGCGGTTCTCGCTGTCGAAGGCGCACAGGGCGTGACGGGTCTCCAGGGCTATCAGGGAGACCAAGGATTCCAGGGATTCCAGGGCGTTCAGGGTGCCCAGGGCGCAACCGGCTTAACGGGTTCTCCCGGTCTCGAAGGACCCCAAGGTGCTTCCGGTTCACAGGGCTCGCAAGGATTCACCGGACCGCAGGGTTCGCAGGGTCAGACGGGCTACCAAGGCTTCCAGGGGGTTCAGGGCTTCCAGGGAACTACTGGCTCACAGGGGAACCAGGGCTTTCAGGGCTTCCAGGGCTTCCAAGGTAGTGTCGGAAGTACTGGGGGCACGGGACCGCAGGGTGTCACGGGCTCTCAGGGCGTGCAGGGCTCCACGGGGGCGACTGGCGCCCAGGGTTCGCAAGGCAATCAGGGCTACCAGGGGGCTCAGGGAAATCAAGGGTTCCAGGGGGCTCAGGGCAACCAGGGCGTTCAGGGTTCGACGGGCTCGCAGGGCTCGCAGGGGTACCAAGGTGCAACCGGCTCGCAAGGTTCGCAGGGATATCAGGGCTCGCAGGGATATCAGGGTAACCAAGGTCCACAAAGTGACCGCTATCTGACTTCGTCAACAACCTTGCTCACACTGAGTTCCTACTCGCTCAATTCGGTTGCGACGCTCACGGTAGGTGCAAATCTCGCATACAGCCTCGGTGAAGCAGTAACAATTTGCTACGTCGATGACCGTAGCATTTTTATCAATGGACAAATTGTCGGGTACGATTCTTCTTCTGGCGCTTTGGAAATTGTTGTTACCTACACCAACTCCTACAGCAACCAACTTGGTAGTTGGATTGTCAACCTCGCAGGAGAGGTCGGTCCCCAGGGCTTCCAGGGTCCTCAGGGATATCAAGGCTCAACTGGGAGTCAGGGCACGCAAGGCGCCCAGGGGGTCCAGGGGGTCCAGGGTTTCCAGGGCGTAACTGGCGCAACTGGGTCACAGGGTCTCCAAGGCAACCAGGGGTACCAGGGCGTCCAAGGTTCGACCGGTGCAACTGGCTCACAGGGAACACAAGGAAACCAGGGATACCAGGGTTCGACAGGTGCGACGGGCTCTCAGGGAACGCAGGGACATCAGGGCTACCAAGGCAACCAGGGTTTTCAGGGCGCAAGTTACGACGGAATCACTTGCGATACTTCTCTGCAAACAACTTCTGGCGGGGCGACGTACATAAACGGCACGTGGAACCTCGACGCACCGAATGGAACAGGCGCCTTTCAGGTCGGAGATATCGTTAGGCTCGTAGACCAAACTATTGGCTCGTCTTTTTACTACACGGGTGAAGTAACTCTTCTTCCAAACTCGTCTTCTTTCTATTTCTTTGTAACCGGGTTCGGCGGAACAGCAGTTTCAGACCCAAGCGCAACATGGCGCCTACAACTTTCTGGTCTTACCGGAGTTCAGGGCTCAACAGGCGCACAGGGAAGCCAGGGCTTCCAGGGCTCTCAAGGAAATCAGGGTTATCAGGGCTTCCAGGGTGCTACTGGCGCTCAGGGTTCTACTGGCGCTCAAGGCACAACCGGCTCACAGGGGGCAACGGGTAGTCAGGGCTCGACTGGGTCACAGGGCTCCACCGGAGCCCAGGGCTCGACGGGTGCACAAGGCTTCCAGGGAAATCAGGGTTTCCAAGGAAGCCAGGGCGCAACCGGGGCGACTGGCGCACAGGGAACACAAGGATTCCAAGGGACCCAAGGGAACCAAGGTTTCCAGGGATACCAAGGCTCGACTGGTGATACTGGCTCGCAGGGCTCAACTGGTGCACAGGGCTCAACTGGTGCTCAGGGCAGTCAAGGTTTCCAGGGATACCAGGGTTCAACTGGTTCGACTGGTGCACAAGGTTCACAGGGCTTCCAGGGTACGCAAGGTAATCAGGGGAACCAGGGATTCCAGGGGTACCAGGGTTTTCAGGGAACGCAGGGTAACCAAGGAACAACCGGAGCCCAAGGCTCGACCGGCTCTACCGGAGCCCAGGGTTCGCAGGGTTATCAAGGGGTCCAAGGAACCCAGGGGTACCAGGGCAACCAGGGTTCAACTGGCTTGCAAGGTTCAACTGGCGCTCAAGGCTACCAGGGGTATCAGGGCGTTCAGGGCGTTCAGGGTTCAACCGGCTCGCAGGGTTCAACCGGCGCACAGGGTCCCCAAGGCTACCAAGGATTCCAAGGGTACCAAGGCGTAACGGGCGCCCAAGGTACGCAAGGTAACCAGGGTACGACTGGCTCACAGGGTTCGACCGGCTCACAAGGCTCGACCGGCTCACAAGGAGCGCAGGGTACGCAAGGAACTCAAGGCGTTCAGGGAAATCAGGGATTTCAGGGCTACCAGGGCTCGACTGGTTCTCAAGGTACGCAGGGATTTCAGGGTTACCAAGGAAACCAGGGTTATCAAGGTAATCAAGGGTACCAAGGCGTTTCTGGCTCTAACAATGCCCACCAATCTGCCGTTGTTGCAACTACTGCAAATCTTGCCGCAACTTACACCGCTGGTACCGCTGATGCGGACAACGGATATGGAGTCGGCGCTACGCTAACGATGTCTGCCGTTGGGACATTAACTATTGACGGCTACACCCCGCTTGTCGGACAAAGAATTTTGGTCAAGAACCAAACCGACAATCGCCAAAATGGTATTTACACGCTTACAACTGGCGGTAACAGCACAACATCAGCAGTATTGACACGTGCCACAGACTACGACAACCATTTGGAAGGTCAGGTTGAACAGGGTGACTACTTGTTCGTTACCGACGGAACAACGCAAGCAAATTCGTCCTGGGTTCAGTACATTTACGGAAGCAATAGTGACGGCGCAATTAAAATTGGTACCGACAATATTGACTTTGCTGAAGTCGCTGGTGTTGGACCGCAGGGTGCCCAGGGAGCAACTGGAGCAGGTGGAGCGCTCGGTTATTACGGTGCTTTTTACAGTGATGTAACTCAGAGCGCAACCGCAAACACACCAACTGCTGTAACCATTGATGGAACATATGGAGCAAACGGCGTTTCGCTCGGCAGTAGTTCGCACATCATCATGGCAAATGTTGCCACGTATCAATTTCAATTTACGCTTCAGTTCAACAACTCTTCGAACTCCAACGAAAACGTAAATGTTTGGATTCGCTACATGGGTAGTGACTGGGGAAACAGTAATGACATTGTTACCGTCCCCGCCAAGTCGGGAAACGTTGCCGGGCAGATTATCTACACGTCTTCTTTTGTTGGTACTTCAGCCAACCCGAATGACTACATCGAAATTTACTGGATGACGCCCAGTACTGGCGTAACGCTTCTTGCCTCTGTCGCCGGTTCAAACTACCCCGCAACGCCTTCGGTTATTGCAAACATTACTCAAGTAATGTACACACAACTTGGACCACAAGGTAACCAGGGAACTCAGGGACACCAAGGATTCCAAGGATTCCAAGGACTCCAGGGTTCAACCGGTTCGCAAGGCTCTACCGGGGCACAAGGTTCCACTGGCTCGCAGGGAAACCAAGGATTTCAGGGGTACCAAGGCAATCAGGGTGCAACTGGCTTGCAGGGGAACCAAGGAACCCAGGGCAACCAGGGCTACCAGGGACCGCAAGGCAACCAAGGTGCAACAGGAGCCCAGGGCTCTACCGGCGCTCAAGGTGCAACCGGCTCCCAAGGTACGCAGGGCGTCCAGGGAGCCACCGGTTCGCAAGGCTCGACGGGTGCTCAAGGGACCCAGGGGTATCAAGGACCGCAGGGATACCAAGGCACTCAAGGCACCCAGGGAAACCAAGGTTTCCAAGGAACGCAAGGTCACCAAGGAGTCCAAGGACTCTACGTTTCCGATGATGGAATTGCGCCGAGCGACACCTCACTTCTCTGGTATGACGAAACAGCGACGGCTGTTCCGGGCGTAGGTCCACAGGGCACACAGGGAAGTCAAGGCACTCAGGGTACGCAAGGTGCAACCGGCTCACAGGGCAACCAAGGATTCCAGGGTTCGACCGGACCGCAGGGTACGCAAGGTGTTCAGGGCTCGACTGGTTCTCAAGGTTCCCAAGGCTCGCAAGGCTCGCAAGGAGCGCAAGGAGCACAGGGTAGCCAGGGCAACCAAGGAACGCAGGGTGCGACACCCACCGCTCCGTACACGCTTACATCTAGTGGCACATCAGACCCGCTGACAATTAACTCAAATAATGGTCACGGCGGAACCAACTTTGCTGGCATGGTCACTCTGACCAATACTTCATCCGGTGCTACAAACGGCACCAAATATATTCGTATCAACCCTACGGGCGGTCTCGAAGTCCTTAATAGTGGATACACCTCTGCGGTGTTTTCTATTGCAGACAATGGTCTTGTTGGTCTTCCGCAGGCTTCTGTAACAAGTAATCTGCCTACGACCAATGCCATCAACCTCAACAACAATGGCTACTTGTTTGACGATGGCAACCTTCACCTTCACTCGGGTTCGGGTACCTTATGGATTAATGCCACCGACGGTTCCGCCGTACAGGTAAACACCGAAATCAACTCGGGCAATGGCGGTCTTTATGTTGGTGGACCAATCTCCAGCAGTGTTAACACTGGCAATGCTTACATTTCTCAAGTATCCCAATCGGGTCTTGACACCGCTTTCAATACTTCCCTTGCAATGGACAACCTCAATGTGCGTATTTACGCCAACGGTGGTTCAGCGGGTTTGATTCAGGCTTCTGCCGTATCCGGTACGTTTACTGCTTACGTTACGACAATAGAAATTGTGGCAGGCTCATCAATTACTTCCCAGACTAACTCCAGTGGTATTTCCTTTACGGCAGGAACCTGGACAAGTATCAATGCGGTTCACACCATCTCATCTGGTGGCGATGTCATCATTGCCCACATCATGGATAAAACTAACTTCCGTGTTTACCGAGTCACCTGTATCCACGGGGACGCCACTACTGGCGGGCACATCACGATTGAAAGATTGGGCTAATGGGTCTTCTTAAGTATTACAACGGCACCTCATGGGTCACCGCTATTGTTGGCGCCCAGGGGTATCAAGGGTACCAAGGGAACCAGGGACCTCAGGGGAGCCAGGGAAACCAGGGAACACAAGGGTATCAAGGTCCACAGGGATACCAGGGCAACCAAGGCGGTCAAGGCTATCAAGGTGCTCAAGGCGTTTACACCTCTAACGGCGTAGCGCCAACAGACACGACGCTTCTCTGGCTTGACACCAGCGCAAGTGGAAGCGGTACACAGGGTGCACAGGGCGCTCAAGGAACACAAGGTGCGACCGGCGTGCAGGGTCCGCAAGGGGCACAAGGGTATCAGGGCGATGTTGGCATCGGAGCCCAGGGTCTCCAGGGTCCTCAAGGTACTCAGGGCGCACAGGGTGTCGCAGGCTTCAACGGCGCACAGGGCGCACAGGGCGCCCCGGCTACGACACTTGTTACGTGGACATCGAGCGGTACATTCGCCGTCAACACATTCAATTACATTGAATTCGCCGGATTTACATACTCATTGCCGACAGGCGCAACGACGGGCTCAATCATCACGCTCTATTGTGCCAGCCTTTTTGGTGAGGCTTACATCCAACCCCAATCAGGCGATGTGGCTTGGTTCCCCGGATTGGTGCTGAGCGGTCCTGGAACGACGTACATTCTCAGCCCACGCCAATCAATAACCATGGTCGCCAGCAACAACGGTTCTTCGACGACGTGGATTTGCATCTCGGGCGGGGCAACAATCAACCCCGTTTTGCAATCACCATTTGAGGCTGTGGTTTCAGACGCAACTACGGCGCTAAGTACTTCACCATACGTCCTTAGCATCCTCGACCAACCGAGCGTCGCTTGGATATGGAATAATCCCACCGCCAACTTCACCTTTGGCATAACTGGCAGTGCAACAGATACGGTTACTTTTGGCAACACGCTAAACACGGGTCAGCAAATAACCGTCGTGTTCAATGTGTATGCGCCTAACAACTTCTACTACAGCGGTAACTTTTACATTGACGGCACGGGTTTCTTGATTAACTGGCAAGGCGGAAGCGCACCTTCATCCGGTTCGACGTTTCTCACCACCTACACATTCACCATTTCCAAGAACTCTACCGCCAACAGTTACGTCGTCATCGGAAGCGTGGTTAAGTTCTAATGCCAATCGTTGCTATGCAGGGGGGCGCAGGCTCATTTACCTACGGTGAGTTCACCTCTCAGGGCGGTGCACCTGCTTCTGTATACGTAGCAGCGGTCGGAGGTGGCGGATTCTCGGGATACCCGTACGCCGATTATTTTGGATACACATATAGCGGTGGCGGTGCAGGCGGAGTTGGAGTAACAAATTCTATGTCGGGATTTACGGCGGGCACTTCGTACACCTGTGTCGTTGGCGGTTTTGGCGGAAACAGTTATTTCTACGGACCTTCTTATTCTCTTGTCTACGGGACTGGCGGGGGGAGCGCTTCTTCCTACTACGGGGGCTCTTCCGGTACGGGATACGGAGCGGACTACAGTAGTTCTGCTTACTCGGGTGCGGGCGTCTTATACGGATACGACGATGGCAATATCACTTGGTACGTAGGCGGTGGTGGTGGAGGTGCAACCGGTGGCGGGCAGAACGGATATTCTGGGAACGCACTTGGCGGTTCTGGCTACACCCTTGCTCCGTACGGAATAAACAGCGGTACTGTTTCTTCGGGCGGGAATGGGTCTGGCAGTCAATACTTTGACTACTACTACGGCACTGGTACTTACTACTTCTACACATCTAGTATTTATGGTGGGGGCGGTACTGGCTACCCGTTTTCATACGGAACCTCTCCTGGTGACCCCGGATTAATTTTACTATCTTGGCTAACTTCTAGTTACCCAGGGACGCCCACTTACACTGGCGGGCACGCAATCAGCACTTCGGGTTCTTACACAATCATGCAACTTCTGACTTCAGGGAGTCTTACTTTCTAATGGTAAATTACGGTTTAATTCAAAACGGTTTAGTAATCAATTGCATAATCGTCAATGAATCTGCGGACAACACGGAGTTATTCAAGTCTCTCGGTGGAACCTGGCAACAACTCCCCGACAATGTCGGAGTTGGTTTCACCTACAACGCCACCACAAACACCTACACCCCGCCCAAGCCTTTCCCGTCGTGGGTTTTGGACACCAATAATCAATGGCAAGCGCCGACACCAATGCCAAGCGATGGCAACGCTTACGCATGGATGGAGCAGACAAAATCCTGGGGTAAAATCACCATGACCACACCCGTTGCGCCTCTGAATTGGCCCCAAGGGGTTGCATTCCCTCCAGTTTGGTCGGATGCAAAAGCCAACAAATTGACCGTAGCCCCGGATGGTTGGCCCACGGGAACACCGTGGCCCATGGCACCAGTTACGGCACCAACGACGGCACCAGCGACTTCTAACTAAGGAATACAATGACTCAACTCAAGTACTACAACGGGAGCGCATGGGTCACCGCCGTTGTCGGTTCGCAGGGGTTCCAAGGCTCCCAGGGAACCCAAGGAGCCCAAGGGTCACAGGGTGCTCAAGGCTATCAAGGCTCAACCGGTCCACAGGGGGCCCAGGGCATTACTGGCTCGCAGGGCGCTACTGGCACGCAAGGTAATCAGGGATATCAGGGTGCGACTGGACCCCAGGGTACGCAAGGCGTAACTGGCTCTCAGGGAGCAACTGGTTCGCAAGGACCCCAGGGCTATCAGGGGGCGACGGGTGCACAAGGTTCAACGGGCTCTCAAGGTACGCAAGGCGTCCAGGGAACGCAGGGTTTTCAGGGGTACCAAGGGAACCAAGGAAATCAGGGCTACCAAGGGTTTCAGGGAAACCAGGGCAACCAGGGAGCCTCTTTTGCTACAACTTCGTCGACTTCTCTGACAATTGGAATAACTAGCCAGTCGCTGACGGTCGGAGCGGGTCTGGCATACAGCGTCGGGCAGACTATTCGTGTTTTTAGCACTTCGACCCCGGCTAACTACATGGTCGGCTCGGTTACCGCCTACAACTCGTCAACCGGTTCAATGACCGTAAGCGTCACCGTCATTGGTGGCTCTGGAACATTCAGCGCATGGACTGTCAACCTCGACGGTTTACAGGGTCCTCAGGGCTACCAGGGATATCAGGGGGTTCAGGGATATCAAGGTACGCAGGGTGTTCAGGGAACAACAGGCGCACAAGGCACGCAAGGAAATCAAGGTTACCAAGGGTACCAAGGCTCAACTGGTGCCCAAGGAAGTCAAGGCAGTCAGGGCTACCAGGGTTACCAAGGTTCGACTGGCTCACAAGGCTCAACTGGCGCACAAGGAACGCAGGGATATCAGGGTCCACAAGGAAACCAAGGGACCCAGGGTTACCAAGGCACTCAAGGCGTCCAGGGCGTATACACCTCAAATGGGGTTGCGCCCGGCGACACCACCCTTTTGTGGATGGACACAAGCGTAACTGGGACTATTGGAACGCAGGGTCCTCAGGGCTATCAAGGTGCAAGCGGTGCACAAGGTCCGCAAGGCACACAGGGCTCAACGGGCTCACAGGGGTCTCAGGGTTTTACGGGAGCGCAAGGAGCAACTGGCTCCAACGGCTCCCAGGGGACCCAAGGCGCCACGGGTCCACAGGGTTTTACCGGTTCGCAGGGGTATCAAGGATATCAAGGAACCCAGGGGACCCAAGGAACGCAAGGAAATCAGGGTTACCAAGGTCTCGGCTACAACACGCCAAACGTCGTGCTTACGGCACCTTTGGAATCCGGGTACATCGACTCGTCAACCGCATTGAACGGAACGTACAACGTTTACGTCAGTACGCACGGAACGGTCATCTACCTAAGCACTACTGCAACAGCAAACTTTTCTTTCAACGTCGCCTCAACTTCGAGCACTTCACTTAACTCATTGATGTCTACGGGGCAGTCAATCACCTTTAGCGCCATTGTTGCAAGCCCGGGCGCATATTACGCAAGCAGTATGAGCGTTGATGGGACGTCGCAAACAGTCAACTGGAGCGGTGGTTCGGCGCCGACATCCGGAGACAGCGTTACGGACATCTACTCCTTCACCATCTTGAAGACTGGAAACGCAACCTATTTTGTAGTGGGAAGCCAGGTCAAGTTCTAATGCCCATTTTGAACGGCTTTGGTGCAATGCGTGCATTCCACCTCGGCATCGGCGTCATGAGGAATATGTTTACGGCGCCGTCTATTTACACGTTTAATGTCGGAACATATGCAACTTTTGTAACAACCCTTACAGGGTATGCCGGACCTACTTCTACTTCGTCAATCACCGTCTCTTCAAACGGCTCTACATCTTGGACGAGCAACAGCAGTTATTGGTCAATCCCTTCGACACAAGGGTATCTCCAGTGGATGGTCCCGGCGACGGGGAATTACACAATTTATTGCGCCGGTGCGAACAACAGTGGTGCAAGCGCCTCTTACGCACAAGGCTCAGTAAACCTGCTCGGGGGTCAGTACTTGACGCTCATTTTTGGTCAACAGCCTTCTAACAACGCCGCTGGCTCGGGCGGTTCGTTTGTTTTCAGTTCATCGCCTTCTTCCATTTCGAGCACAAATCTACTTTTTGCGGGTGGTGGTGCTGGTGGCAACGGAAGTGGGTCTTGGGGAAACACGACTTTGGCGACTGGTTCAACGTCAGCGACCGGTAATAACGGCTATGCAAGTACTTCTGGGAATGCCACATATGAAGGCAAGGGCGGAATAAACGGTGGTGGGGGTGGCGCCGGGAGTGCGTCTGACAACTCTGCCAACGGAGGAACTGCTGGTAACGGGACCACACCCGGTGGAAATAGCCCGGGTTCTCCAAACTGTGGCGCCGGTGGTGCAGGGATTCTTAGTAATGGGGGTAACTCCACATCGGGTGTTTATGGAGGCAACTCCATTATTTCAGGCGCTGGAACAGGAAACTCTTCGAATGCCTACCCCGGTGGTTTTGGTGGAGGTGGCGGTGGAAGCGCCGGAGGTGGTGGCGGTGGCGGATATTCGGGTGGCGGGGGCGGTGCATGGAACACATCGTGGGCTGGCGCTAACGGTGGCGGGGGCTCTATTTACTACATTTCCAGCGCTACGGGCGTAACCACGGGGACAGCCAACGCATATGGAACCATAACAATCACCAGAAATTCGTAAAGTAAACTACTTTCAGGAGAAATCATGTCCGTCTTAAAAACTTACAACGGTTCTCAGTGGACAACGGCTTTTGTCGGCGCACAAGGTTCTTCTGGCTCGCAAGGTTCGCAAGGCAACCAAGGGACGCAGGGCTATCAAGGACCCCAGGGCAACCAAGGTTTCCAGGGGTATCAAGGAGTATCTGGCACTACTGGCTCATCGGGCACACAGGGCTCGCAGGGTTACCAAGGGCTACAGGGGAGCCAGGGACCTCAGGGGGTTGGAGCCCAGGGACCGCAAGGTTTTCAGGGTCCGCAGGGCTCGACGGGTACAACCGGCTCGCAGGGCTATCAGGGTTATCAAGGATACCAGGGCGTTCAGGGAAGCCAAGGAACTCAGGGTGTCCAGGGTTCAACGGGCTCTCAGGGAACCCAGGGCAATCAAGGGGCGCAGGGCTACCAAGGAAACCAGGGAACACAGGGCGTACCGGCTACTGTCCTGAATACGGTTTTTACCTCTCCGATTGAAGCCACATACCTCAACGGAACGGGCGCAAACGGAACCCAGCCCATCTATCTGTCGGGTTCTGGCTCGCTTATTGTATACACAGCCAGCGCAACCAGCACCTTCACCTTCAACTTCACCGGAACATCGGGAGGGGGGACTATAAACGCCCTTTTGTCGACGGGTCAGTCGCTATCCGTGGCGGTCATGGTCCTCCAGGGGTCTTCGGGCGCATCTTATTACTGCACAAGCGTTTTGGTGGACGGTACGACATCCGGCGTAACGATATATTGGCAACAGGGAACCGCCCCTACGTCGGGCTATGCAAACGGATACGACGGCTACAACTTCACCATTACCAAAACGGCGAATGCCACCTACACAGTTTTTGCTTCTCTAACACAGTTCTAGCCACAATACCGTGGTAGTGTTTACCGCATGAGTCCAATTGTTGGTTTTCGTGGCGGGTTGTCGGCAGACGATGAAGGTGGCGAGTTTTTACTACAAAAACCGCTAACGCCGACGATTGGCACACCGTCGATTTACACGACAACACAAGTGTATGTTTATTTCACGCCGAACCCAAGTGGTTCTAAAGCGACTAGTTACAACGTAGTCATTTATTGCATCAATACTGGTACTGTGGTGTCCACCCAGACTGGCTTCACCTCCAGCCCCGCACTTGTTTCCTACAGTTTTACCGCCAACTACACATATGAGTATGCAGTGCAGGCGGTCAATGATGCCGGTACTAGTGCACTAAGCGCTTACAGCAGTACGGATGTCCCCTATTACATCCCACCACCGTACACACCTCCGTACGTACCACCGCCTTATACACCTCCGTACGTACCACCACCGTACACACCACCGCCTTATACACCTCCGTACGTACCACCACCGTACACACCTCCGTACGCCCCACCACCCTACGCCCCACCAAAGCCACCACCGTACGTGCCACCGTACGTACCACCACCCGTTGCGCCCCCGTATGTACCACCTCCCCACGGTGGTGGTTGCTATGTCGAAGGCTCACCAATTTTGATGGCTGACGGAACATACAAGAACATTGAAAACATTGTCCCTGGCGATGTCGTGAAATCAATTATCATCCCGACATTCCCTAATGGGGAAAATGCTTCCCTATGGTTCCCCGCCTCAATTTGGTCAATACCTGATTTGGATATTGGCAGTTGCACATACGACACAACTATTGTCAATACGAACCAAGGCATTACTGCATCTGGATACTTTTGTTTCAACAATCGTGTCAAGTTGACGGGGGAGCACTTTGTTTTTATAAACCGTCAAGGCATTTGGCAGTTTGTGCGTGCATGGTCGATTCAGGTCGGAGACATCTTCCTAACAGAACAGATGACCGAAGAGAACGTCGAAACGATTGACATCGTTGCCGAAGATGCAATGGTATTCATGACAACTGTTGGTCCAAACGACTTGTTTATTGGCGGTGGAATATTGACACACAACAATGCTCAAGTTAAGAGTTCAGCCCTTTGATGTCAATTCTTTCCAAGCCTTATGAAATTGATTTTGGTCCTTCAGAAGAATACAACCATGATTTGTGTGAATTTGTAGGTAATCACAAACCCAAGATTCAAGAAGTAACGGTATTTAGGAATGCTTTCCCCATCACTCCATCGTGGGAGGCATTCGTAAAGTATAAAAACGAAAAAAGCAACTCACTAAATCCGGGGGCAACTACGGTTCGCTTACTTGGAAGTAATGGGTTTTGTAATATCCTGTCAAATAACTTAGAAGAGCACATAGAATTTTTCCCGGAATCCCGACCGTATTGGAACACGGTTCAAAAGGCATTATGGTGTTGTTTTTTGCCGGATATTTACACTCTTATCAGCACTAATAGTTCTGGTTTGTCCGGTAGCGCCCGCCACCGTGACCACAATGATGCAATCCACTGGAATTGCATCGGGTCATCTTTCTGGCAAATTTATGGGGAAGACGGCAGTGTGAAATACGAAATTTTGTATCCAGGCGATGTTTTGTACATTCCATTTCCGCTTGAGCACGAAGTTACAAGCATGACGCAAAAGAGGGCGTGCATTCTGATGAGCAATGTTTTTCACCATGTCGGTGGCTAGTGCATAGTCCGCTTTTTATACCCAAGGTTTTTACCGACGAGTACTACTCAATACTTCGAAACCGCCTGGAACCGCTGGCAAAAACCTTCCCATACAATCCGTTGCTCGGGCGCTACCTGACATCCGGTGGACCAAACGACATTATTGATAATTTTGCAAGACTTTACTTGACGGACGCAATGAGAATATTTGGTAGCAAGACACTCCGACCAACATATACCTCCTTTGTACACTACGAAGCAAAAGGCTTTTACAAACCCGCACTACCCTTACACGTGGACGATAACGCCTGCACTTACACGATAGATATGTGTCTTTACCAAACGGAGCCATGGGGTCTAGTTGTAGAGGGGCAGGAGTTTACTCTCCTAGAAAACCAGGGGCTCGCCTTCCAAAGTTGTGACCTACGGCACTGGCGCCCACAGTTCCCAAATCCAGACACGCAACACGTGGCAATGGTATTCTTCCATTATGCAGAGCCAGACCATTGGTTTTTTACCAAAGGGAGGGACTACTACGAAGTAGTGCATGGACGAAAGAGCGAAGAAGAGTGGATGGAATCACGTCGTCAGAATTAGCGCCTGGAATTGTTCTTTACGACAACACATCCGGTGGCGTTATGGACGCTATTTCAGAGATAGACCGTCGCTCCGTTGGTTTGAGAAGCCTATGGGAGCCATCCAAGGTTTATACCGAGTCGGGCACGGCAATAATTGATGAAGTATCTCGAAACTGTAAAATTTTTAGCGTACCGGCTCAGCGCCCAGAAAACGAATACACCCCGGAATTGCACCCCGATTTTTTCCGATTCAAACTTTCCGATGTTTTCCGGGAGGCGTTTTTGCCGTACTACGAAGATTACTTCCGGCGCCACAACCCCGAATTGCTGGGGGTTTACGAAAACTTCAGTGTTCTGAAGTACGGTAAAGGGCAAAAATTTACGCTTCATGTTGATGACGGTAGAAGTCAACTTCGCCGTGTTTCGCTGGTGCATTACGCCAATGAAAACTATGAAGGCGGGGAAATAGTTTTTCCAAAGTTTGGCGTCACCGTGAAGCCACGGGCGAACCAAACCATTCTCTTCCCCTCGGGTTTTATGTATTTACACGAAGTCAAGCCAGTAATAAGCGGTGAAAGGTATGCGGTGGTTCAATGGGTGAGTTGAAAGCAAAAGTTATTGAAAACCTTTTAGATGATGATACCCACAAAATGCTTGCAAGCAGTTTGCTTGAGCAAGTGAGGGCTGGGGATTGCTACTACGAAGATAATTATGGTAGGTACATAATGGGCGGCGAAGGCAATCAACTGGTGATGAAAGCATTTGATTCTCTATTGCCGGTTGCGAAGGAGGTTTTTAATAGTCCAACGCTATTGCCAAGTTACTGTTTTTTTTCTCACTACGAAAAAGTTGGTGACTCAATGCCCAACCTTTTGCATCATAAAGATACAAATGCTTGTACTTACACACTTGATTTGTGTGTTTACCAAACCGACCCGTGGGACATTATCGTGGAGGGTGACTCTTTCACGCTCTACCCCAATCAGGCACTGGCTTTCTACGGTGAAGACCAGGAACATGGGCGCCCCATGATGGTGGAGCCAGAGGGGAAAAATATTGCTTTGGTTTTTTTCCATTTCGTTGAGCCCGAGCATTGGTTCTATAGCAAGGGTCACGATTATGTGGAGGTAACCCAAGGACGGATGACGGAGGAAGCATGGACTTTACAGAACCAAAAGTAAGGGTTATTGAAAATTTCATTGACCAGGAAACGTGCGATTATTTAATCAGCACTGCAAACGAAACTGGTTTGTGGTCTATCCAAAACGCAACCCCGGAAAATTATCCGGACCCCAAGCATTTTGCCGAGCACTCGGCTCAATGGAACGATAGGGTCATCAATTTTCACCGCCTTGTATCCGAGGGGACGAATGGCGAGTTCGTTGGTCGGGCGTGGGATATTTTGCAAAAATCGAAGGCTCAGGTAGCGGGTTTCTTCCGGCGCTCTCCCGACCAACTGTTCTTAGAAAGTTGGGAGGTTGTTAAGTGGTATTACCCACTTGCTCAAAAACCGCACATCGATTACATCGACCCTGATTTCAATCGGGAAACAGATTTGCCCCCCGATTATGACGAGAGTCTTTTCCCGGCTTCAGCAGAACCCGTTTGGAAGCGCTACAACACGAACAAGCACTACACGAGTATGTTGTACCTAAACGGCGATTTCGAAGGCGGGGAAATATATTTCCCGATGAATGGCGACTTCTCAATTAAGCCCAAGGCGGGACTTCTGGTCATTTTTAGTGGAGACCTTTTACACCCACACGGCGTCAGGCAAATCACCAGCGGGACCAGATACGTAAATACGGCTTTTTGGTGCCGTCACCCGAATACAAAAACTTGGGTACAAGAAAGTATAAACGACGGGACTTTTGAGCCCTACTGGTTGCAATGATTAATTTTTATTATGAAAATGAAGGGCACAACGACCCGCTCATAGCCTCTGCATCACGCTCGATACCGGATTGGTACAAGCGTGTGCCTTTGATGTTTGACTCAGATGATGGCGCCTCGGTGCCCTCGCTGAAGCACTGCTTCCCGTTCTTGGAGGCGCTGACAGTAGGGTGGCTTTTGTTGACCCACGAAGATTATTTAGTGGAGCGGGCGCCCGGAGGTCTCCTAATCACCTCTTCATCGGGAGCGGAGATACATGAGCGCCCGGGCGACGAAACGGGGGATATGCCACTACCTGCGGGATACCAGCGGGTTCGTTTTTCTTGGGAAAACAAGTTGGCTATTGAAGTGCCCGACGGGTATAGTGCGCTTTTTACCCAACCCATGAATCGATTTGACACACCATTTATAACGTTTTCTGCGGTTGTCGATGGGTATTACAAAATGCCACCTGGAAACATTGCCTTTTGTATAAGGCAAGATTTCCAAGGTCTCATACCAGCGGGTACACCTTTTGCCCAAGTGATTCCGTTCAAAACGGAAAATTTTTCAATGACGGAAAAGCCGGGACTGGTTCATGTAACCAGGTCGCATTTTGAAGAAATTATGTTTTCAAATCCGTCCTATGATGACCAGTGGCGGGCGCAAAAAACAATGTATAAAAAAGACCACTGGAAAAAGAAGCGATTTTTGCTAGGAGAAGAAGAATGATTTACGCTGAAAAGAACTTTTTGAATTCGGACGAGATTCGGACACTTTTGGCTTTCGCCCGTGACGAGTCAAACGAGAATCGTTGGGACTGGAGCGGTGATGACCCAAATTGGAACGGCAGGGTTTTATTTGCCGATTCACTTGAAAAAACCGATGACCCGAAGAATGAGAAAGTTTATGAAACCCTTTTCGGGATTCATAAAAGGGTTCGTGCTTTCATAAAAGAAGTGTACGAGAAGGACGAAGTTTACTCTGATTCTTTTCAAATTGTTCGTTGGAAGACGGGCATGGCGCAACCTCCGCACGCCGACGCAGAATTGGAAGATGGAACAGAGCACCCATATCCATGGAGACGCTACGCCTCAATTATTTATTTAAACACCGATTATGAAGGTGGCAACACATATTTCCCAAATCAGGAAATTGCTATAGTCCCCCAAGCGGGTCTGCTCGCTACATGGACCGGAACCAACGAATACCTACACGGAGTTAGCAAAATCACCTCTGGAACCCGCTACACGTGTGCGGGGTTTTGGTGCTTCGACCCGGAGCGGTCTGACAAAATGTCCCGACGGTCGTGACGGAATTAATAAATTCGCCCGGAAATGAAGTCCCGGATTGGAAACTTCTCGTAATCCCCTACCAAGACCCGGACGTAACTATCGAGAGAATTGAAAATATCCTAAAACCGCTTGCCGGGGAAAAGCAACGGGATTGGTACGACCCGCATTTTTACCGCTGTCTTCCGATGCTTATTGGTAACCAGTACGGCTTCGCTCTTTATGCAGAGAAAGATTTTTCGGTTATTTGGAATGGGGGAAACAAACCCGAAGACACGAAAATCACAATAGATGAAGCGGTTTCTGGTGACATCCAGCACATCAAGTCCCATTTTGGTTATGGGACCATAACGATTGAGAACCGTTGGTTGATGCGTACCCCGCCGGGGGTAAATTTCATGACCGTTCAAACACCAAATGTTTTCAAGCGTGGGGTCCATATGATGACCGGGGTAATCGAAACAGACAATTTGCGTCGCAACTTTATTTTCAATCTAAAAATAACGGAACCGAATCACCAGATTTTCTTCCAAAAAGGCGAAATGCTGGCATCGTTTATTCTTTTGCCACGATATTACGTTGACAAGTTTTCTATTGCTTACGCTAACGACATTTACAGCAGGGAGCAAATTGACTTAGAGTTTATGAACTGCGAAGAGCACGGTCGCTTGCGGGAGTCGCCAGACAGCCCTGAGAATCACTATCGTCGTGGTGTGGATGCTTTTGAAAACCCTTTCCCCGACCACCAATCGTTTATAAAGAAGCCAAGAAATGAATCAGCAAAACACGATTAATAGTCCCGGCAATGAAGTTCCTCAAAACGCCCTTGTTGTTATACGTGAGCCCTACGTAGCACGTGAGACGATTGAAGAATTGCTTGAGCCGATGGCTGGAAAGCGTAAGAGGGAGTGGTTCAACTCTCATTTCTACTACTGCCTCCCCCTGTCAATTGGCAATCAATATGGTTTTATTGTGCGCTCAGCCTACGACTTCACGGTTACATGGAATGGCGGAGATTTGGATAGTGACGTTGTGGTTGAGTGGGACAAGCCACAACAGCCCGTTCAGGCTTACGAAGGGCACTTTGGGTCTGGGATTCTTACTGTTCAAAATTTTTGGCATTACCGGACATCGCCGGGCGTCAACATAATGACAATCAACCCACCAAACTTTTTCAAGCGTGGGATTACCCACATGACGGGGGTTGTCGAGACGGATAATCTCCGCCGTGACTTTACTTTCAACCTAAAAATCACCGAACCAAATTACCCAATTCATTTCGAAAAGGGAGAGCCAGTCGGGGCGTTTATAACGATACCCAGGTACTTCGCAGACCAGTTTTCTCCAGTGTTTGCGGAAGATATTTTTACCGAAGAGCAACTGTTTATGGAGTCCCAAACAAATCGTGAGTTCTCCAGGCAACGCACCCAGGAAGACACGGTTAAAAGCCATGGGGCGGGGCGACGGTATTTCCGTGGTGAAGACGCCTGGGGCAAGCAGTTCCCGGACCACCAATCATTTGTAGAGCGCAAGAGATAGCCAAATCCACGAGCAGGGGTTCGGGCGGAAACCTGCTCTAAACTTAGTTCGCACACCAGAGTACGGATGGCGGATTAATGGCACCAAATTCAATCTACGGGTTCACCGAGCCGTTATACGGCTCCGGGGTACTCTACGGTGCCACAACGACAACGCACGCCACAAAGAACTACACGCTTGGGTCAGCCGTATTTGAGCAAATGATTATCAGTGCGCCGTTTAATTGGAACCAATTAAGCGAAGCGCTAATTGTCAACGGTAGAGATAAAATCATTGCTTCTGTTCAGGAAAGAGAAGTTGTTTCTTCTGTTCAGGAAAGAGAAGTTGTTTCTTCCTATCGAGATGGTTCACCAGTGACGCTTTACCCAGACCAAATGTCCAGTGCCGACCAGTTCGGTGCGGACCAATCGTCTATGGATGGCGTTTTCACCACTGACCAGATGCCTGGTTTTAATCAATTTGAAGAGTTCAACAAAGAGGACTACTAATGGCTACAATCCAATACCCCACACCAGCGGCAAGTTTGCCGGACGCAGAATTCCATTGGGTTGACGTAAATGGGAACACCATTGATTTGAGCAGTGGCTGGACCTTCAAAATGACCATTGGTCAACCACCGACACCAGCAAAAATTACGAAAACGACGGGCTTTACAGCAACTAGCGGTAACCCAAACCTTTCCGTCGCTTGGGACCCGCAGGAACTGAGCGTTTTGACGCCGGGCACGTGGTATATCCAATTGACAGCAACCAATGCAACCGGACATCAGCGCATCATGACCGGGACCCTGCGTATTGATGCGTCGATTATTCAGTAGGTAGATAATGAGTTGGACTTACTCTCAAGACCCCACCAATTCGGCTAAAGATGCTGTTCGCTATTTGATTGGCGACACCATCCAAGAAGAGCCACTTGTTCAAGACGAAGAAATCAACTTTAACTTGATGGAAGTAAATAACGAATACTACCGAGCCGCCGCAAATACGTGCATTTCCATTTCAGCAACTTTTGCTCGCCAAGCACAGCAGGTGAGCAAGACCGTTGGCGGGCTTTCTCTTAGCCAAGAGTATGCAGACCGTGGGCAACGTTACGAGAAGTTAGCGCAGGCTCTGCTTGAGCGTAGCCGTCGTGTCGCTCCGCCGATTGTCAACGCTGACCCAGGGGCGCTTGGCGCAGAATTCGTTATGGGCGAGTTTGACCCGTACTACACCATTGCCAATACTTGGCCCTCAAACTCCGTCACTGGCGTCACAACCACCTACGGCACCGGCTATTCACCTGGCTCCGAGGGCGAGGCTGACCTTGGCATTGAGCCGTATGACGGCGAAGCCCCTGGTATTGGCTATTAATTATGCCGATTGACCCGCTACTTCTTGAGTTGATGACTCAGATGATTCTCATTGAGAATCCTGCGTTATACCAAACTCCCACAGCAAGTGCACCGCTTGACGTATACGGGCGCCACGCACAGGCAGATGGTAGTTCAGAAGAGTGGGGGAACGCCCAGCCTTACCGTTGCCGACTTGAATTTGAAACAAAGATTTTTACCGACGACCAGGGGCGTAACCGGCAAAGTTCGGGACGTGCTTACCTGAGTGCTTTTCACCCCGAGGTTTCCACGGAAAGTCGGGTAACAATCCCAAGCCAAACCCAACCGTCTTTGCGGAACCCCGTCATTATGTTCATTGACAACAACTACGACGAGTACGGTCCGTACAGTACAACTATCCACTTCGAGTAAGTAGCCGAGATGAAATTCAAGGTTCAACTTGACAAGTCGAATAGCCAAGGGAATCTTGCAAGCCCGCTACAAAGAAAAAAGCAACAACTTGCTATACGTGACGCAATGCAAAAGGCTCTTGAGCAAATTATTTTGGAAGTTTACAAAGAAAGCCAAATCCTTGTCCCAGTAAAAACCGGCGCACTCAAAGCGTCTGGGCGAATCACCAAAGCAACAGAAGCATTTGAAAATGGGATTTATGACGTTAACGTCGAATACGGAAATGACACGGATGTGGACTATGCCGTCTACGTACACGAAGACCTAACGAAATTTCACCAAGCGCCAACTCAGGCTAAGTTTCTTGAGATACCTCTTGCCAGAAACCGTGAGCGTATTGTTGAATTGCTAAAATCGAATATTGGAAAGGCATGGGGCTCTAATAATGGCATTGCTTGATGACATCGCAACTTTTTTGAACGCTCAAGTAACTTCTGGCGTTTACCCCCCGCAAGGCTTAGTCTCCGGCGTAAACCTTTTCCTTGGACGTGTTCCCGCTGAGGCTCCCGACGTTGTCGTATTGATTCAACAATACGAAGGCGTTCCGCCGACCTTCACCATGGGTACGCAGATATCTGCAATGGAGCACCCCCGTATCCAAATCTATGTTCGTGGGGCTCGTGAGGACTACCCAAACACGTATGCATTGGCGCATTTGGTCAGGGACACCCTGGCTGGATACGTGGTGCCCGATTCAACATACTTCCCCAATATTGCCCGAATCGAGCCACTGAACATTCCAAACCCGATGCCGTACGACGAATTGGACCGACCGTCTTTCACCATGAACATCGAGTTCCACGCCAACGCAGACTCCACCGGTATGCCAATCGTATGAGCGAGATGGACATCATCTTCCAAAGCCTTGAGGCTTCACGGCTTGCAAGCGAGGCGTCAATTCGTGCTATAGAGGCAGTCCAGCGTATGCTGGTTGTGCCCGTAGAAGAAGAAGGGGAATCACCAAGTGAAGTTATCGACTTGGGAGAAAAGCCCTGCTCTCACTCTCTCGCTATAAAAGTTTCAACGGTAGACGGCAGGTTTTTGGTTTGCGATTGCGGGCACCAAGAACAAGTGTCTGATAACTAAACCACCGTATGGTATAATAAATATGTGCCGACGAAGGGAGTTCTATGGCACGTCGTGTCCAAATTATCGAATCATCTAATGAGCGGAAGTCCCCAGAGTGGGACGGTTTCAACTCTGGGGACCCAGTAAAGGTGACTGGAGAGCGTGGTGAGTTTTCATTCCGCTTTGCATGGCTTTCACCAGACGGCACAGCAGTTGACTCCATTTGTGTGCTGGGCGGACAAAAGGGTCACCAGGCTTTTAGGTACTTCGCTCCTGAAAGGGTGAAGAAGGTTCCTAAGCGCAGACAGCGCAAATCGAGCGCCTCCGAAGATTCATCAGACTAAGCAAAACCTAGACACCCCTTGGTCACTCACGGTAGTGCGCCAAGGGGTTTTTTGTTTTTCGATGATACGCTTTTAGCACCGAGACCAGTTTGACGGTAGGTGTTATGGCAAAATCGAAGCAGGCTACTTATAAGGTGACCGACTTGTCCCCGTTGACTTACAACGGCAAGGTTGCTGACGTGGGTGAACTGGTTTCAGACCTTCCGGGCGAGTCCATCAAGTGGCTTGTCGAGGGTGGTCACATCGTTCTTGTGGAAGGTGACAACTAATGTCTGCTACTTTCCTGCACGGTAAGAATACTCGGGTTCTTTTTAGCAACCCTGTTGCCAACGCCTCATACGACATTTCCCAGTTTTTCAACGACGCCTCTATCTCCTATTCGGTCGACCCCAATGAGACGACCACTTTCCAAAACGGCGGAGTAAAGACCTACATTCCAGGCTTGAAGGAGGGCACAATCGCCCTTTCGGGTCTGTATGACGGCACCTCGACGGGTGTAGACCAGATTTTTTCAACCGCAATTAGCAACTCGGGAGACCAGGCAACGCTTGTTTTCCCGGCTGGTGGTACTTCGGAAAACGAAGTGTGTTACATGGCTAACGCAATCACCACCAAGTATGACTTGAAGTCACCGGTATCCGGCGTTGTTGCGATTGATGCAGAAGTTCAGGCAGACGGCGGTGTTTGGCGTGGTAAGGGCAAGTACTTTACCGCCACCGGAAGTGGTAGCACCGTCGCTCTAAACAATGGAAGCGCAACCATCAATGGTGGTTTGCTGGTAATCGGTGTTCTGGCTTTGTCAGGTACCCTCAGCCTGACGTTCCAGCACTCCAGTGACGGTGTGACATACGTAAACGCTACTTCTACGGCGATTACAGCAGTCGGCACTCAAGTGGACACCACGCTTGCTCTTCCTAACCCAATCCGTCAGTACACCCGTTTGAACTGGACACTGACGGGTACAAACCCCTCCGCAAACATCTTCTTCGGGTTCGCCCGCTTTTAGAAAGGAATTTCATGGCTACCTTCCAGCACGGTAAGAACGCATTTCTAGCCATTGGATACGACACCGCCTCAACGCCTACCACGGTGGGTTCGTCGGCAACGACCAGCAGTCTTCCCCTCACTGGAGTGACCACGATGCTTTCTTCGGGCATCGCTACTCTTCAGGGCGGTTCTGTTTACGGCTTGTTCGTCAACGGCGTTCCTTGTGGCTCGGCTTCGGCTCCATCATCAACCACCACCCTGGCTACCGGCTTGGTTCTCCCCTCGGCTCCCGCCTCGGGCTCCATCGCCTTGCCAATGGTCAACATCTCCCAGTTCACCAATGACATCGGCTTCCCGACTGCCATCGACGCCAACGAGACAACTACGTTTTCGCAGGCTGGCGTCAAGACCTACATTGTCGGTCTCAAGGGCTACACGGTTACTTTCTCGGGGATGTTCGACTTGACCGCCTCGACCTCTGGCTACGCCGGTGGAATCGACCAGATTGTCAATGACGCTATCAACTTCCAGAACGCAGGAAACACCTTGCCTTTCGTGTACGGTCCCGCCAACCCGGGCGCCTTCACGGGTGTAACGGCATCGCCTAAGTTCTACGGTCAGGCTTACTTGACGAAGTACGACCTCAAGTCGTCGGTTTCTGGCGTTGTGACGTTTGACGGTGAAATGCAGGTTACGGGCGTCGTTAGCCGTACCACCCTGTAGCGCTGGAGTGGGCTATGCTCTAATCTGGGGTTTCCCCAGATTGGAGAACAATGTCTAACCTCAGTGACAAGATTTTTGCCGTAGATGACATTCAGTCGGAAGACGTATACGTTGACGTTTGGGATGTAACCGTACAGGTTCGTTCTATGACGGCACGTGCACGTGCACGAATGATTGGTAACGCTCAAAGCGACTCGGGACGTTTCAGTCTTGAGGAAGTTTTGCCGGACCTCGTTATTGAATGCACGTTTGACCCGGAATCGGGTGAGCGTGTTTTTAGCCCGGGAGACCGTGACGCTGTTATGGCAAAGTCGGCATCAGCCGTTGAGCAGATTGCCACAGTCGCAATGCGTCTTTCTGGCATGAACGACGAGGCGGTCGACGAAGCGGGAAAAGGCTTATCGCCAACCCAGAGCGACGCTTCCTCTTCGAACTAGCAGAAGCACTTGGTCGGACGGTTGGTGAACTCCTAGAGGGTTCACCAGCCCACCGCCCTCTTTCATCCTCTGAGTTGGTCGAGTGGCTGGCTGTTTATAAACTTCGTGCCTTTGAGCATGAAGAAGCCATGTCACGAGCACGCAACGGGTAAAAAACCAAACCGCTACTAGACTTTTTTCCTAGGAGCGTGCGATGGCGAATTCAGCCGAACAATTACGAGTACAAATACTCGGAGATTCAACCAACGTCGAAGCATCGCTCGACAAACTTGTTGGTTATGCCAGTAATGCCTCTGAGCGCATTGGCGGGTTTTTTAGCGACCTCGGAGGCATAATCACCAGTTCTTTTGCGGTTGCGGGAATAACTGCCGCAATCGACAAGGGGATGGACCTTGCCTCTCAACAGCAAAGCCTTCAGGCTGTTCAGGCTCAATTAATCCGAAACCAAAAAATGACAGGGAGCGAGTTTCTTGGCTCCCTCCAAACTGTTGCTGGTTCAGTATCTCAACTGAACCAGCAGGGCGAACAGTACTCAAAGACCCTTGATGCCCAGGCGACAGCAATTTCTTTGCAAACTGGTATCGCAAAGAATCAGGTTATTCAAGCACAGAATCTTCTTTTGCCAAACCAAGACTTGGCAAATTTATTTGAGAAGCAAAACGACTCTTTCCAAAAGACGACGATGCTTGCGGCAAACCTCTCAGCGGTGATGGGCGGTGGAGGGGGTGGCGGTAGCAGTTCCATAGTTGGCGCCACACGCATGATTACTCGTGTTCTCGCAGACCCTGCAAAGCACATGAGCGCTATGACTAGATATGGGATTACCCTTTCGCAAACCGAGCAGGCTCGAATCAAGAGTTTGGAATCAAGTGGCGGTCTACTTGCGGCGCAAAACCAGTTCTTGATTGACATGAATGTTCACACTCAGCAGTTGGCTGAAAAGTCGATGTCGCCAGTTGAACGTATGCAGAACGACATTATGATGCTCGCCCAGGCTCTTGGAACAGGTCTTTTGCCAATCCTCGACCAAATGGCTGGAATATTTACGGTTGCTATTCAGCCACTGGTACCGCTCTTCCAATTAGCGGGTCAGGCTATGGCAAATATTTCAGCATCGCTTGGTCAAGCAATTGGTAATTTGGTAACTGCCTTTACGCCACTCCTAACTCTTTTTGTCCAGGGCTTTGTCCCCGCCCTTGTTCAAGTTGTTACGCCGATTCTCCAGTTTTTTGCGAGTCTTGCAACTACATTTTCCAATCTTTTCAACAAGAAAGTAATGACTGACATCACCACTTTCTTTACGGACATTGCGACCCAAGTAGTCAAGAACTTAAAACCAGGCTTGGATGCAGTTGTAAATGTTTTCAACCAAATGGCAAACAACGGAACTCTTATGTCTTTGCTTACAGCAATGCTCTCCGTCTTCCAAGCGCTCGGTCCAATACTCCCGACAATCGCCACATCGCTTGCTCAGATTCTTACCGCCCTTGCGCCCCTAATCACCATTGCGGCAAAGTGGGCAACCATGATGATTACGGTATTTGCTACTGCCCTCCGCCAAGTTGTTGGTTTTTTTGATGGCATCACCAAGTACATAACCCACTTCACCGGGATGATTAAGGGAATCGGTGTGGTTCTTCTGGGTCTTGGTGCAATATGGTTCGGCAACAAGTTATTCTTACAACCAATTAAGGCTATTGGCGAAGGTATTACCGGTCTCATTACCCAGATTCTTCGCCTTGATACCGTTTACGGTCGCTCCGGCGCCCTCGGCGGTTTGCTTGGTAAAAACGGTGGACCCAAAGGTATGCAGGGCTTCCGACTCGGCAAGGCTTCTGGGCAAAAAGAACTGTCGCAACGTGAACTCAATGAAATGCGGATGCGTGGGGAAATCCCGGACCGGACGTGGCGCACTCTTTCAGCACGCCTCCAAACCCAAGGTCCACTCGAAAAGGCTGAGTATCGACGCTCTCGTCTCCAAGAGATTCCAGGGCTCGGTCGTTTTTTTGGCGGTCAGGGCGGTGACATCAAAAACTGGTTGCTGGGTCCCGAAACCGCAAAACTCCAGGCTCAAACTGACCACACCGACGCCCTAGACCAGAACACCCAAGCAATTATCAACATGACAAACAAGGTTTCTGGGAGTTCTTCCCCGCTTAGTCAGTTGGTTCAGCAAACCAAAAATGGCGGAATCAAGGGTGGCTATGGAAATCTCGAAAAGGATTTTTCTGAAGCAAAGAAACTTGAAGGTCTAGGAAGCGAAGCAGAAGGCGTCGTTGGTGATGTCTCGAAGGTGGGTGGCATCGCAGAAAAGATTGGTGGCATTGGGTCTAAGTTTGGAGGTCTCCTTGGTGGGGGAGAGGGCGCCATAAGCGGTATCGCAGGGGACTTGCTTGGTGGTGGTGGTATGGGTGGAATGCTCGCCAGCGTTGGTCTTGATGCAATCCCCGGAATTGGCGAAGCGGCGATGGCGGTTCAGGGAGTAGCGATGGTTGCCCCACTTATTGCCAAGCACATGAAGGGAATAGAAACGGGGTTCAAGGATGCCGGAAAGTTTGCCGAAGGCATAGGAAAGAGTGCTGAGCACGTTGGTTCTGGAATCCTTCACGGCATTGGTCACTTGTTTGGTGGTCTTTTTGGCGGAGGTGGCGGTTCAGCCCCACGTCGTACGACTGGCTCTGTTCAGCACCTAAACATTGCACAAGGCGCTGTCGTCATTCACGTCAATGCCAGCGGAGCAAACGAGAACGTGGCTGGTGTTGTGAAGAGGGAAGTAGAGGCATCATTTAACTCCCTTCTAGCAAATCTCAAGGCAACAGGACGGTAGTTTTTACCAAACGGGGGTAATCTAGGTAGGAGCCATTATGACTACTACCAATGTTTCTACGCCCGTTGACGCCACCATCTCAAACACAAACTGGCTAGTAGTTAATGCGCCAGATGCGGTGACGGCGCAGAATAAAGCCACGCAACTTTCTGTCGGCACGCTCGCCTCCAATTCTGGCAAGACGTTCACCGCCCACGTTGCGGACGTAACCCAGTTTTTTACTGGCACGACAAGCCTCTACGCAGATGCCGACCCAGGGAGCCGTGCAATTACCGTGGAAGACATCACGGGTTTTTCTGCGGGTAGCACCCTTGCGATTGTTGAGGGAGAATACCTAAACGACTACGGTTCCCGCTACACGACAGATGGCTACATCACCGAAAATATTAAAATCAATGCCGTCGGCACTACTGCGACTTCCGCATCAGCAGACTTTTTCCCGTATGTTCTCGGCACTGTTACAAATGGTGCGACCGGAATTGGGAACGTCTACTACCCTCCCCTTCTTTCTTCAGCCCAGCCAAACCTAGTAAAAGCGGGTCAGTCAATTTCTGGAACCGGAATCCTGCCGGGCGTGACAATCGCATCTGACTACACCGATACTTCCGCCTGGTCCGGCGGGGCAAATAACACCATTGCTGTAACCGCTTCGGGAACTAGCGCTGGTACGAGTCTTACATTTGCAAGTGTCCCCTCTGGTGTAGTTACTGGTCTGAGCATCAGCGGAACCGGAGTCGCTCCTGGAACCGTCATTACCGCCATCAGTGGCACCACGGTCACAATCAACCGTGGGTTGACAGCAAATATTTCTTCTGGTTCCCTCATTGTCAGCGGTTATGTAATGAATGCTTCGGCGTCATTGTCAACCGGGGCAACGCAAGACGGAGTTATTTTAGCCCTTGGCGGTAGTTCCAGTTCTTCGCTCCAAACGGTTCCAATCACTTCCATTACAACGACGACCAGTGCAACTTCGACCTACGTAACAATCACCACCGCTTCGGCGCACGGCTTCTTGACAAATGACTCGATTGTCATCGCAGGTCTTTCACCATCTGGATATAACGGCACCTTCACGGTTACCGTTTCCAACACAACCACATTCTCTTACACCGTCACTGGCTCGCTCACCAGCCCAAGTGCAACAAGCGCAACCGCAACAAAGAGCGTCTCGTATGGAATTTCCAGCATTAGCGCAACGGCAATCAGCGCAACCCCATCTTTTGTGGCTCAAAGTGCGGTCGGTGACTCCATCGACTTTGTCTTCGATGCAGACGAGGGGCAGTTTTTTTCAGTCGACAATGTCAACCAAAAGATTTGGAAGACGACATCAGGTGGTGCGGTAAGCACTTATCTTTCGGGGTATTCCGTTCGTGGTCTTGCCTATCTGAATGAAAATCTTTATTTTTCTGACGGCGTCAACACTGTTTACAAGGTGAACGAGGACTACACCCAAACAAGCATCACAAATATCGCCCCTTCGCAAAATGCGACGCTATCGACTTCTACTTTTGCTTCAGGTTTTGGTTCAACCGGAACCAGCAACCCAAACGGTGTTGCTTTTGACTCAAGCGGAAATCTTTACACAATAACGATGAATATCGTATCTGTCAGTGGGACTAGCGTTGCCCAACTTGTTCTTAGCAAGGTCAATTCTTCCGGAAGTGTTGCAAGTACATACACTTACAACTTTGCGAATACTTCGCATTTTTGTTATGACTTGGCGATTGACTCATCAAACAACATTTACGTTACTTGTAACGACGGAAACATATACATAACAAATACGTCGTTCACTTCGTTTGCGCTTTTTACCTCAAGTGCGCCCAACTCTCAGGGGATTTGTTACGACTCTTATTCGAACAGTCTGTATGCGACCAACTCAACGGGCACTTCTCTTTACAAGATTTCCCTTGCTGGAACTGTGTCAACATTTGGGACGGTTCTAAGTGGCGGGGTTGGCGTCGTCACCGACTTCAACGGGAATGTTTACACGACGAGTAGCAATGGGCAGATTACAAAAATAACGCCCGCCGGTGTTTCAACAATCTGGGTAACATATGCCGCAAACCCTTACAGTGGCTCCGGCATTGCCGTGGACACCGCAGGGACTGTCTATGTTGTCGATAACAGTCGCCATGTTTACACAATCAACTCAAGTGGTACGACAACTCTCCTGACAACCCTATCTGGTACGGGAAGCCCCGGTGCCCTGGCTCTGTATGGCAACGCTTTATATACACCATCTAACGGTACAAACTTAATTACTAAGATTGCCATTGTCTACAATCTTGCAACTGTAACGACAGCATCAGCACATGGTCTGACCACCGGCACAACCGTGACGGTTGCAAGCAACTCCGTTTCAACATATAACGGAAGTTGGATTATCACTGTAACCGGCTCGACAACTTTCACCTACCTGACACCCACCTACGGCTCATCAACTGGTACTGGTGGCACCGTAGCCGTTGGTAGTCTGAGCGCTACTTCTTTTGCAACTGGGTTGAACCAGCCGACGTACCTTGCCTGGGACAATGCGGGTGCGAACCTCTATATATCAAACGCCGGGAATAACTCGGTTATGACGGTTAGTTCCTCCGGCGGTACTGCAACAAACTTCTGCTCTTCGGGTATCAACCAACCCGGTCCCCTCCAATGGGACAGTTCCGGCACCTACCTATATCTCCTAAGTCTTAGCGGTAACGGTCCGGTATATCGCATAAACACCTCGGGCATTGCGACTACATGGGCTTCCACTTCTGTTGCTGGTATCGGTAACACATTCATTGTCGGCTTGGCGATAGACACTTCCGGTACCAACGTTTACGTGCTTGACCAAAATGGGAACGTATTGCAAATCCCAATTTCAACTGGCATCGCTTCGTTGTTTACTACGACATACAATGCCCTGGCGTCATCAATAAAGACGGGTTCCTCTGGGAACTTGTACATCACATTCCGTCAATACCCGACCACGCCGTTTGCCATCTTGAAACTGGCAATTGGCTCATCAAATGTTGTGACTGTAACGACATCGAGTAATAACGTTTTCTCTACCGGACAAACAGTTACCATTGCTGGCGTTTCACCAACCACGTATAACGGTTCTTTTTCTGTTACCGCCCTGAGCGCCACTCAGTTCACCTATACGCTGGGCTCACTGCCATCCTCGGCAACCCTTTCCTCTGCGACGGCGAGCGGTTCTTCGGTGGCAAGTATTAGCGCAGTTTCCTCTAGTTCCGCTTCAACGACATATCTTGCTACGGCTACAACTGCAACGAACAACTTCACTAGCGGGTCTACCGCTTACATCAGTGGTTCTTCGGTATCGGGCTACAACGGCAACCACAGCATCACCGTCTTGAGCCCAACCTCTTTCACCTTCCCGGTCCTTTCCGCTCTTTCGTCATCTAGCGGTGGCTATGCATCAGTAGCGACGGTCGCCGTAACTGTTGCGGGGACTTCTGGAAGCGCATCACCAATTGCATCGATTACCGGCTCTGCCGGAACCGCAACGGTAACAACATCTTCATCAAACTCTTTTGTCGTTGGTCAATCGGTGACGGTAAGCGGGAACAGCGCAACTACGTCATCCGGCTCCACGACAATCCCCGTTGGCTCTATTTCGGGTGGCTATAACGGGACAACCCCGACGGCAGGCGTGGCGACTTTGACAACAGGTGTTTCTTTCACTGGTGTCGCAACATCTGGAAGCACAACAATCAGCAACGTTCCGAGCACAACTGGTCTACAAGTTGGCAATACTCTGTCCGGCTCGCACCTCGCATCGAATGCAACAATTGCCTCAATCACAGCGCCCTCCGGGAGTACCCCAGGAAGCATAACCATGTCGGTCGCCGCTACGAGTTCCACGACTAGCGGTTCAACGAATACTTTTGTAGCCCTCCAGCCTGCCTCTTTTGGCGTGGGCTCAGTAATCAATGTCACGAGCGGTGGCGTTTCATTTGGGATTAACTACGTAGAAGGCAACGTACCTCCGCTGACCGGTTCCGCCCTGGTCACCACAAGTACTTCTTTTGGGAAGCAACTTTTGACGGGCTCGCAAGTATCCATCTCGGGCATACCTGAACTAAGCGGGACCATTTCTACTGCAACTGCTACCGCAGGAACGAATGGGCTTGTAACGGTTACGACTGCAAGCCCTCATGGTCTAGTTTCCAATGACACCGTAACCACAAGCATTGTCGGATTGACTGGAGCCATCTCACAGATAACGGGCAACGGAACAGTCGCCACAGTCACCACCGCAACTCCGCATGGTCTTTCTTCCGGTAATGCAGTAACCATTGCGGGTATTGATGGAAACTCGCAATCGGGGACTGTTACTGAAACCGTAACGTCTGGGAACTCTGTCTTAATCTACCTGAACAGCACTCCAAGCCCGTCCCTTGCCGTTGGCGACTCTGTCACAATCGCTGGTCAAACCGGAGCGAATTCGGTCAATGGCTCTTACTCGATTAACAGCGTCGGGGCGGGGACGGCTGGCTCTGTTTTGACTGTAACAAAGAGTGGTGGCTCAACCACCCTTCCAAGTGGCAATGTCAACTATGTTTCGCAGACTGGAAACCCACAAGGGGTTTTCGTATCAACGACCTATTCGCTAACAAACCTTTCTTCGTTGACAACATGGCAGGGTTATTCAATTTCTTCGAGCAACCCCGCCACGCTCGTTGTTACCGCCCCATCAAGCCAGGGCAACATTTCTTCGATTGTTGAATCCGGTGGGGTTGTTACCGTAACGACACAAAATCCCCATGGTCTGACTGCTACCCAATCCTTTGCAACCCCAACTGGGACGCAGACGCTTGCCCAAACGGTAAACATCAGCGTCCCGTCTGGTTCTGGCTCGCTTTCTAGCATTTCGTCAACGGGCACGACAGTAACCGCAATTACGGCATCGGCGCATTCCATTGCTACGGGTGACACAGTTACTGTTTCTGGGGTAAACACCTCAGGGACATTGGTAAATCTTGCTACGCAAAATCCAACATCTGCACTTGGTATTACCGGTCAAGTGAACTTCTCGGGCAATGCTCACGTTGTTAGTTCAATCACCAACGGAACTACTTCATCAACTTATAACAACATAACCGTTGTTGTAACGGTTGGATTTTCACCAGCGCCGAACCCGGGGGAA